TGGACGAACGTGGTCAGGCTTTGCAGCACTGGCAAAAGCATGTTTATTGCCGGAAGTAAAGCCGCGCCTATGGATTCCTTCGCTTCGTCAATGCTCACGCCCAGCGTTCGGAATTTCCCTGCTCCCGTTTCTGCCGCTGCTGCGGCTGCGCCGCCGGTGAGCTTTGCCAGTTCATCCTGAGCAGCGCCGAAATCCTTACTCTTAATAATGCCTTCGTCGAAACCTGGTATCAGCTTTTTAAGCGCCCCAAGGTTTCCGCCATATGCTTTTGCAAGGCTAGATGTTACGGCCTCGAGCGGCTTGCCCGTCTGTGCTGAGACATCAAGGGCGATGCCCAGCAGGTCCTGCGCCTTACTGACGTCGCCAGTAGCGGTTGCCAGTTTCCCAAGTGCCGGCCGCAGTTGGTCGTCGGCAATGCCGACCTGCATGGATAGCGCGGTAATGTATTTATCTGCAGCTGCTACGCCCGCGTCTGTCGCGCCCGTGACGCGCTTTAGTTGCCCTGCCAACAGGTCCGATGACGCTGCGTCCTCTATTGCGGCCTTCGCGAAATCAACCGCTGCGGCCCCGAGTGCCACAAGGGCAACGCCTGCAGGGACGGCGGCTTTACGGACGGCGAAGGCCGCGCGCTGCCCATTGGTTTCCAGTTTCTTAAATTGCTTTACGGCTGAGTCAATGCCACGGGAATTAAAATCTGTGATGATCGGAATCGTAATCGCCATTACTGGATCTCCCCATTGATGCGATCAACCGCAATGCCTAGAACGTCCTCAACACCCTGGGCAATTCGGCCGGCGTGGCGTTCGTAGGCAGGCCACAACAGGCGCGGTGAGGATGCGCGGAATAATGGCCCCAGCGTTTTTGCCGAAGGAACCTCAAACAGAACACCGGCAGGCTCGCCCTGGGAGATGTAAAGAACGGACGATTGCCCGCGCCGCGTCGAGGTCTTTAGCTTTACCCCTTTAGCGACCTTCGCATCCCACGGGAATATTGCGTACCCCTTAGGATTCCACGCGCGCGCCATACCGCTTACGGGAAGTGCCGGGTAGCCCGCCTTTACTTCACTCAAGACGGGAGCCACTACCTCCCTCATACCCTTGTTGAATTCTTTGCGGTATTCGGGGTCAATCTTTCGCAGCAGCTTTATTGCGTTCGCCACGCCTTCAATATCTGTGGACATTTCGACGGGCACTAGCGGCGGCTTTCGTTTATTACGGCGAGGACCGTAGTGAGGTCCCTTAGCGTGAATTCAATGTGAGAGGGCCAGAACCCCGTGGCTACCAGCACGTCGGCTAGTGCGCGGCTTACTGTCCCTCCGGCGTAGGGTTTGCCGTTACTTCCTCATTTTCTATCACTGAAATATCAGTGATGGACCTAATGAAATCGTCCAGCTGCGTAGGCGGCTTATGGCCTCCGGCTTTACTGGCTGAGTACGCGAGGAACGCTAGGTTCTCCATCGAAAGGTTACTGACGACCTGAGTGCTGGTTGTCTTGTATGCCCGTTCAAGTGCCACCCAGTCCATGAGACAAGTGGTAACCACGTACTCATTATCAACCGTCACTACGCGAATCTGAATTTCCATCTTTTCCCTTTGCTATGCGATTGCCCGAACCCAAGTCCCGGATTCGAAATTGACAGTCATGATCTGAAGCTCGCCAACGGTCATTTCAATAGGATAATCAGCGATCATGCAGCCGCTGATAGTCCACTTCGGGTTGCTTGCCGAAAGTGTTGCGGCCTTCTGAACCAAGATGGTCGTGGTGCCCAAGCCAATCTGACTGTAGATGGTCTGCTCAACATCGCCCGCGCCGTACGCCGCGAAAAGCGTGAGGGTTCCGGAAACGGACTGCAACCCGGCCGTCATGGAAATGCCCGTAGAACCGAACGCCGTAGTGTCGAGCGCGGTATTTCCTAGCGTCATGGACACGCCTGAACAGTTGTCCGTAAGGTCAATTGAATTAACGGCAACCTGGTATGGGTTGCTTAGATAAATCGTGGTCGCCATTAGTTACTCCTCTGGGTTGAAACGCGAATGGTGAGGTCGAATGAAGGAATGTCCTGCCCGCCGATAGCGGTCATGGACGGGTTGCCGCTTAGAACGCTGATTTCCGAATCCATGATGGTATCGGCGGCGGTCATGAGGTAGTCCGACGCGTCGGAGTTCCCTGGCGGCGCGGCGAGTACCCGCAGACGAAACGTAATGTCTGCGATGTTGTCATTAAACGCCGTGAACGACGGCGGCTCAATGACGACAGACATAGGCCGCGCGTTTCGCGAATCAGTCACGACGGCAAGCCCCAGCGCCGTGAGACTGGCCGCGAGTGTCGCCTGGGCCTCTGCGAAAATGCCGGTGGCACTCATGCGACCTGAGCCCGGTTCACGCCCAGCAGCTTGTTGATCTGCCCGTGGGTGCCGAATGGAACCGCCCCGCCCATCTGGTCGAAGGACGCGTAGGAATCTACGGAACCGCGTTCACGGTAAAGCGCAGCACTCATCATGATCGTGCCCAGTAGAACGTCGGGCCCGGGCACCGTGGTGAGAGAGTCGAAGTAGCCCGATTCCCTGCGCCGGCGATAGGCGAAAGCGTTCCCGGCGTTGGTCGCCACAGTGACGAAGGCTTCGTCATTCGCCGTGGCAGGGTCAATCCCTAGCCAGTCAAGTACGTCCTGGTCACTTGCCCAGGTGCATACCGGCGTAAAGGTAAGCGTGCCCGATGGGATGACTGCATCCCGGGCGACGTCGGCATCTGCTGAGTAATACAGGAGCTGGTTTGGAAGGATGATTTCTGGGTCGAAAAGCCAATCGCCCTCAGGGTTTACGCCCAGATAAAGATACGTCGGAACGGCCTGCACGACGAACGTGCCGTTAAACCCGGCAACGTCCGAAACATCGACCACCTGCCCCGTGCCGATCTCAGTGACCTCAAGCGTCTGAATAACGGCATAGTCATCTATGCGCTGCGCGTGAGTGATTGAGTATTCGGACATGGGGCAGGTGGCCTAGAGCGGTCTAGAAGGTCGCCTTAATAAACTTATCGGCGTCGATCATGACGGCAGACAGGTAACCCCTGAAGGCAATGGTGCGCGAGAGCGTGGAAGGCACGTCGACTGCGATTGCGCCCTTCTGCTGCTCGTACACCTCAAAGCCCTCAGCATTACCGACGATCACGGTGTCAGTGGCGAAGTTGCGATCGACCACGACGCGCAACCCGAATGCCATACCCATTGCCTCAGTAACCGTCAGGTCGCCGTAGGCGTTCATGGGGCCGAGCTGCGGGAACAACGGACGCCCGGCAGTGTCCACAAGCCCGAGCAGGTAGCCCCACATATTCGGAGACACAAACAAGTGCGTGGGCAGGTTGCCGTTGCTGTTGGTCAGAATGTCCTGGGCGGCAGTGGAAACGAATTCAGCCCACTGTGCCGGGTTGGTGGCGTCGTTACCGAATGCCACTGTCTCGGTGCTACCGGACACAAGCGTGTCGGCCGCGTAGTTGTCGGTGGTGTTGGCGTAAATGCGCGCCATGTCATCCAGCACGACGCCGATCACCTCGGGCTGAGTCCAGTCGATGACCTGCTCCGAAAGGGTGACGTAACCGGCGAACGACAGCTTCTGGACCGTGATGTCATCGACAACCAGCGTTCCATCCTCGATGGTGGTGTTCTGCGTTGACTGCTGCGCAATGCTGGTATGGGTCGTGACCTTCGGACGAATGAACGTCGAACCGCCACCCGGGAGCGCGCGGGCACCGATAGCGTCAATGACGGGACGGTTGCCGCGGAAGTTGTTGTACACCGGCTGCACAATCGGCAGCGGCAGGATGCCCGGGGTGTCGGTGGTGATGACGTCGGGAGCAGCGGCCTCAATGCCCGCCTGCATTGCCTGAAACTTTGCGGGATCGCTCAGCATTGCCGAGATGTATTCGGCCGGCGAAGGCATGACAAACGCGCGCTTTGCCTCTGCGTAGATAATTGGATTCGTCGGGATGGTGGCCTCTGCCGCAATGGGCTCAGCCGTTACGGCGTCGGACATTTCCTGCTCCTCTGTGTCTGGTTCTGGGTCAGGGTCGGCCGCAGTAGCGGCCACCTGGGTAATTACTGCTTCCGCGAACGCGGGTACTGCTACTAAACTGAGTTCGACTAAACGTGCCTCAGTCACGGTCATGACCCCAGCGGGGTCGGTAGTGAAGGTGATGGGGTGCGCGCCAACGCTTACGGAATCGTAAGCCCCGGCCTGCAGCAGGGCCACGGCGTCACGGCTCGCGCGCGTGTCGGCCAGTGTGGCTTCAAATTCAAGGCCCTGCGGGGAATCGGTAAGGGTACTCACGACGCCCCGCAGCTGCGACATGTCGTGGTTCTCAATGAGTTTCGCGGCTTTCTGGGAAACGTCAAACGCGCCCCTGGCGAATTGCACTGAGGTCCCGTCCGAGACGGTGGCCACTACATCCCACGGCACTGCTAGCCCGCTGATACGGGCGGGCTGCGTAGCGTCACCGGCCTGGGCGGTGATTAGGGTGGCGTCTGCATCAAAGCGAATCATCCTGGGATCACTCCTATGGGGTCAGCGTTCGGCACCGCGTCTGGCGGCACCATTTCGGGCTGAAGGTCGCCGATGTAGCCCTCTGTATCGAATTCGACATGACGGCCCCTGGGTAGCACGTCGTCCATCGACAGACGTTCCGCGATTGCATGCAGCAGCGGGCGCGCGCCGAATTCGATGAGGTCGCGGCGTGACTCCTGCGCGTTCGAATACGTGAGGCCGGATTGGTCCACGGACAGTAGGTAAGCAGGGATATCCATAAGCCGCGAAATGTCTTTCGCCGAATACTCACGGCCTTCGACCAGTTGCAATTTCGACGGGTCGCTGGCGAATTCCGTAAAGGTGATTCCCTCAGACAATGCGCCAATGGCATTCTCACGGCGGCTCGAGGACCATGACGCGGCGAGTTCGCCCAGTTCCTCAGACGACATAGGTTCCCCGCCAGTCTGCTGCAGGTAGCCCGCGGCTATCTCATTACTGGCGAACCGCTCAGCCGCCTGGTCCAGTCGGATTGCACACTGCACTGCGCGCCGGCCGGTGTACACAATGCCTTGTGACCCCGACAGGAAACACACCACGTCGGCGATGTTAAGTTCGACGCCGTTAAACATGACGACGCCAGGGGACCCGAACCATTGCGGGCCTTGGTTATTCGGCGTTTCAATGTTCGCTGCCGGGAGCCATTGAAAGGTTGCCGGAAAGCCATTCGCATAGCGGCTAGTGACAACCCAGAACGCGCGGCCTTGCATGATGAGGTCTCGGCACGTTACCGAGAGGGTGAAGTTACGGGCCTCAGTCGGGTTCGGCCTGGTCATCCATGATTCGCCCTCGATGTAAAGCTTCTCGTAACGCTGGCCCGTCCATTGCAGTGTATAGCTGCGTAGGTCAAG